TTGAAAGCCCTTTCAAGTACTTGGGGTGACTCACCTGCCAGGGCCATGCCAGCACTGAAACGCTGCACAGTGTCAATGCTTAAATTGGTTGTCTCTGCTATGTCCAGCATTTGATCTGATACTTTGCTGCCATCTATCGTCAGCTTCACAAAGGCTGCAGACAGCGTGGCTATCCCGGCAGCAGCAGTTATGGCCACGCCACCTATCACCCCAAAGGCCCCCACCATTCCCTGTATCTGGCTGACTGTGCCTGCTATCTGGCTGCTGAATTGCCCTATAGGGCCACCCAAGCCCTGCAGGGCTGTGCCCATGCTGCTAATGCCTGATGTGGCCTTCTGAAAGCCCTGCCCTGTCTGCTGGCCTTTCTGGGTGATGGTCTGATTAAACCTGCCAAAAGATTTCTCTACCTGCTGCATGGCCTTTTCTACAGCCTGCAGTGCAGCCACTGCTGCCTTCTCACCCTGCTGCACCCCTGTAGCATCAAGGCCCAGTGCCACCAGTGCTATATCAGCCATGTGTCTTAGCCTTCAGTTTCTCTGCCTTCTGCAGTGCCATCAGGTATATGGTGTCTATACGCTTTAACATCTTCACATCCCATGGGGTCAGGGTGACCCCTGCCAGCCTTTGGTATGCATCAAGTTCTGCATAGCTGAATGGGTTATAGCTGAATCCATTATGTGATCTGGCTGCATGTAACTCCCAGAATATGGCCAGCAGGCGTGCATCTGTGACTGGAAATGGTGGCTCTCTTTCTGCACGTGGCAGCCTTCTGGCTTGCCTGTTGACTTCGAGCAGCTTTGAGCCAGTACCGCCTTCTGTGCAGTCTTTTCTTAGACCTGCCACCAGCAGTTTGTTACTTACTGCAAACTGCCAGAAACACCAGTCAGTGACTTTTTTTCAGCATCACCTATCAGGTCAGGCATGTGCCCATTCTCAGTGCCCACTGGTGCCCCGAAATTCTTAAGGTCTGACATAAATTCAAGTAGCTGGCCAGCCACCCATGGCAGGTTGTAAAGCCATTCAAGGTTTACAGGCACACATGCCAGGGGTGCCCCATCCCTGTCTATGTGCTCCCAGTCCCTTGTGACTGCCATATAGCACTTGACCCTGTGGGCTTCAAACTGCTCTACATCTTCAGGTGTGAAACGTGCTTCTGGATCTGCCTGCCTTCTCAGTCTGACCTGTGAATAATAGGCTTTATCCATTTGCACCCACCTTTCAGACAGTGGGCTGGTCAGCAGTATCCGGGCTGGTGGGTCGCCTATTGGGTCACCTGTCCGGGGGTCTAGCAGCGTCAGCCATGCAGCAGTTTCCTGCCATTCTTTAATGTCTCTGGCCAGTGCTCCAAAGTCAGCCATATGCCCCCTATGCTACGTTCATACTGAGTATGGATGTCAGTGCAGCGTCATACTGGCCCCTAAAATCCACAGCACTGGCCATGCTGCCTGCACTGTCACTGACAGGTGCATTGACTGCCAGGGCCTTGGGTATATTGATGGTGAAAGTATCTTCTGCTGCAGCTTCAGATGACTTCAGAATAAACTGCAATGCACGCAAAGTGCCTGCTATGGAGTCAGTGATAAACGCATCATCCCGGTAGTAGACTTCCAGATTGCCGTTCACCTTCATATTTTTATTTACAATGTGATCTGCAGACTGACTGCCCCATGCATACTTGGGGTCTGCCTGATTATCCAGGGTCAGGCTGGCTGTGAAGGCCCCCGGTACTGATGCTGCATTCCACATGGCAGTGGCACCTGTCAGCCCAGTGGTATAGGGTGACTTCCCCAGCAGGGCACCCAGCGTGGCTGTGCCAGGCATGGCTGTGCCTACCGTCTGAGCCAGCCCAAAGATGTCATAATTGGCAGTCACTTTGTCATTCAGTGGCATGTCTATGGTGACTGATGCCACTTCACACCCTGTGAATATCAGGTAGTCATCACCTGTGGCTAATTCCATTTTCGCCACTATGGTGAAGAAGTACTGGGGGTCAGCATCTGCCACAATTCCGCCTGCAGTCCATGCTGCAGCGTGCAGTGCAGCCCTGAGCAGATCCTGCTGCCCTGTCTCTGAATTCAACACAGTGGGCAGTCTAAGCCTGACAGCCCTGCTGCCACCCACTGTGAATGACTTCATCCTGCTTCCGTCATACACGTCAAATTCCGTGGGGCTTGACTCATATGACAGGCTGATACCATCAATGAATGGCACTGCATTAAAGACACCACTGGTGGCTGCAGTACCCCTGACAGTTTCACGCTGGATACCGATAATGGTATTGCTGACTAATGCTGGATCTGGCATGGCGCTACTCTCCTATCTTCACAGGTTAATATCTTCAATGTATTCATATGGGAATGACAGGTTTCTGCCAGCCCATGATGGCTCAAAAGCTGTATCTGATGGGCCTTGGGCTTCTCTGAATCTGATGCCCTGCCCATAACTCTGCCGTTCAAAGCAGGCTCTAAAGGCATCAGTGGCTGCTATCAGCACCACATCACCTGCATTCCGGGGGGTGAATATCTGGATACTGAGCAGGGCTATGGTCACATTCTGTACTACGCCTGCACACCACGTGTATGGGGCAGTAAACTGCTGGGGGTAGCTGACCCTGATCCAAGGCCCATTGCCAGGTTTCTGGAAGTAGATGTTAGGCCATTCAATGGTATCTGCCGTGTAGCCTAACCCTTCCCATGCTGCCAGTATGACTGGCTCTATGGCTGCTCTGACATCACGCGTGGCTGTTGCGATTGGGTAACCCATAATTATGGCCCTACCAGATCCACCTGCCCACTGGGTGCTGTGCGTGCATTCCGGCTGAATGCCACCTTGATAGCTGCCTGCCACACCAAGTGCAGACTGGCCCTTGTAATGCCTACTATCCCATTGGGTGCCTGCTTACTGCTGCCATCTTCCAGGTACTTAAAGTAGGGTGCAGCATTCACCAGATATAAAATCATGATAGTTCTAAACAGCTTCACATCCCTTTTGGCTCTGGCTATGGGCAGCTTCCCACTGCCATCCACATTTTCTTTATTGAAATTCTCATTTGGCCGTGCCCTGACAAACCAGTGATATTTAGCTGCACCTGTATCCACCGGGGTCAGGTTTATCATTCTGGTGATACCTTCCACGGCAGTAGCCTGCAGTGCTTTATCCAGCCTGATGGCTGTCTCTTTCTGGGCTTTCCTGAGCACCTTGGTGTAGGTGCTCGCCTTCTTTGTCACTGCCATTATCAATTACCCAGTGTCAGCACATAATTGGCCAGTGCTGACCCAAACCATGCACGCCTTAATTCAGCCACCCGATAAGTCACACCCTGATGCACTACCCTGTCACCAGGGCTGGGCACCCCCGGAAATGCACCCACTGCCATAGTGAAAGTAGTGGCATAGGTAATGGCACCATCAGGGGCACTAACCCTTTCTTCACCCAGCACCCCGGCTACCTGCACTGCTTCACCTTCCACTGGTACCCTTGCCTGTGTGCTGGTGCTGTAGCCTGTAAGTACTACCGGATAATAGGTCACAGTGGTGCCAGCCAGGGTTATCAGCCCATCCAGTTGTAATTGATACAATTCTGCTATAGTCAAACATCCCATAAAGTTACCGCCATTAAGCTTGTACTTTAGAAACGCTGCTTATCTAAACCAGTGGTGTAAATTCCATGGCACGCGCTCTACACTGTTGGTGGAGCAGCGATGCTTCTACCCTGCTGTTTCCTGCTGATGTGGTCACCAGATGGCTGGCTCTGCCTGCCTTGATAGTCCAGCATTCATGGGTGGCTGCCCTTACGTCATACACATTGTCATATGCCAGCCCACACATCTGCCAGATCACTGTATTGTCACTAACCCCGTATTCACCAAATTCCGGCAGCGTGGCCCCACTAATACCAGTCCGGGTACACATGTATCTGTACCCATTGCTGGGGTATAGCTGCACTTCATCACCATAGAAATATGTGGTTTCTGGTGTCCATATCTCTGCACGCTGGTGCCTGTTCAATATCGCTACTTCTTCACCTTCAATGCTGGGCACACAGCATGGCTCTGCCATCAGTACCAGCAGCCTGTAGGCTTCTTCTTTCATCTGATCCAGGTTTAATTCAGCCATAGGTACCACCCTTGGGCTTACGCCTTATCAATCTGGGCCTACGCTTCACTGCTGGTGGCCATTCCACTGCCTTATTAACCGGGGGTTCAAGTACTGCTTTAGCTTCAGGTACTACTTCAGGTTTCCCTTCAGGTGCTACCCACCAGCCCAGCTTTGCAGCTTCCCCTTCATCATATTCCCCACCTTCAGGGCAGTAGAGAAAGGCAGCAGCACTGCTGCCTTCCCCTACCAGCCTGCTTTTATCTGCAGTCAAATACATCCTGCAGGTAGCTATCATCATACCTATCTGGCCACCCATGTAGGCGCTGCTGCTGTGCCTTCATTCTGATACAGCTTCCCATTCTCTGTATCAATCAGAAGTGCTCCCTTTGCTGACCCTACCCCACTGGGTGCTACTCCAGGTGTGGTCTGCTCCACTGCCAATGTAGCCCCTGCATCCAGGGTGCTGCTGGCCACTGTCAGGGGCTGCACTGGCTGCTTTCCCTTGGTGCCTGTGAAGGTCACCACGGTACTGCCCACTGCACCTGCTGCTGCAGTCACATTCCCCACCCCCAGATTGGGCAGGGCTTCAAGTGCTGCCTGCACTGCTGCTGCATCAGCATTAAAGGCCAGGTCAGCAGTCTGACTGCTTTCAAACTGCAGCTTATAGGCACCTGCAGTGGGGGTGCCTGTCAGCACCACGGTCTGTACTGCATCACTGCCCTGCTGGGTAGTAGGGTCACCTGCATACTGATATGGCCCTATACCCCCTTCAATAATTCCCATGATCTACCCCCTTATCAAATTCCAGTAACTGTGCAAAATGCTGCAGGTCTGGTGACCACAAAGGCTACCCTGATTTCTGCCACGATTGACCGCAAATTCTTCACGAAGTCATCAGCGTTATAACCCACCTTGATGGTCATGCCTTTGCGCTCCACCAGCAGGCTGTAGTTTTCAAAGTCACCTACCACCCCGGTACCTTCTGTCAGACCCTGTGCCTTGACTACCGGAAGCCCCCAGATTCTCTCAGGGCCAGCTTCACTGGGGCTACCCCAGATGTATATTCCGTCTGTAGTCCTGAGCAGCCTGATTTCCTGCCAGTCATTTGGATGCAGTACCACGGCGCTGGGCATAGCCTGCCCCACCACTTCGATCTTGGTCATGGCCTTATAGATGGCATCAGGTGTGGGGTCTGTGGATTTCGCCTGAGTCTGAATGCCTACCGTGGAAAGTATCCCCAGCAGGTTAGGCGCTATGCCTGTGCCTACCAGTATCTGGCTGTCCAGCCTTTGTCTGACCATGAATGCAAGCCTTTGCTCTATGTACTCCTGCATTCCAGGTACATCTTCAAGCTGTTCATCAGTCACTGGTATCCACACTGCCACTTTCCTGATGGGGGCTGTGCGCTGTGTCAAAGCCAGGGTAGCTTCCGGCTTGGCTGCACCTTCCAATGTCTCTACCGCTGCATTGGTGTAGGTGGTTTCTTCCATGTAGACAAAGGCATTCTGGTTTGTCTGAATGGTGGGTATCAGGTCAGTCACCTGAATGGGCCTTGTCGCATAAGGCACTACCAAAGGTGTCCTGACTGCCTGTGGTGGCCAGCCTGTGCTGGTGGTCAGCACTGCCTTCAGCCTGACATCACTTTCATAGCTTTGTGACTCCATGCCTTTGTGCTGCAGCCAGTCTTTGTACTGCTTCGATTCTACAAACTGCTGGCCTATGCTTCTTTCATCTTTGGGTGCCTGTGCTTTGCTGCCCCCGAAATTGGGTCTGTTCACTGGCTCTGCAATGCTGTCCTGCACTGCCTTCACGCTGCCCTGAATCTTCTCCACTTCCAGGGCTTCATCACGTGCCTTGCCAATGTCATTCAGTTCTGCATTCTTTGCCCTGACATCTTCAAGCTGGGCTGGTGTCAGGCTGGGGTGCTTTTCCCCGTCCTGCTCCACCATGTTGTCATCAAATATCTTCTGCAGGTCAGCAGCCTTAGCTGCCCTGATCTGCTCCAGTTCACGTGCAGACTTTCCTTTAAGACTCATGTGCTTATCTCCTATGCATTGCTGTTACCATGTGAAGATAGTCAGCGTACAGCTTCCGGGCTTCACCCAGATCCACCTTCTTCTGAGCCAGGGCAGCTTCAAGCCCATCAGCTACTAACTGCAGCTTCCGGGTGACATCAATGCAGGCAGTGATGTTGTCTCTGCTTTCTGCTCCTATAGTCCGGTTATCTTTAGCCCTTAGCTTTACTACTGACTCTGTGCGTACTAACAGCTTCTGCGAGTAGGCAAGCACTGCAGCAGCTTCTGCAGCCAGGGTAGCAGGCACACCTGACTTGATGGTTAATAACTCTGTCTGGTCATTCATGCCCACAAGCACTGGTGACCATTCATATAATTCAATGTCTACTAATTCTCTGGCCTTGGTTTCTTCATTCACCTGATCCAGCTTCACCCTGTACCCGATTGAAAATTCATCAATGATGCCAAACTTAATATCACTATAGGCTTCTCTGCCACGCTGGGTGTCCAGATTAAACTGCCCCTTGATGTACAGCCCCTTGTCTGTTTCACGTGCTTCCAGTGTCTTGGCAATGGGCATATCCCACTGGTGTGCCCAGACACCCTTGGGCAGTCTGGTCTGCAGTGAAGTCTTAAAGGCCCCCGGCAGTACCACTTCATTGGCATGGTCAATGTTTCCAAAGACACTGACTATGGCTTCTACCACCCCTGCATCTGCATCAGGCGTGCTGACTGTGGCGCTGTATTGCTTCCGTTCTAATTGCATATCAGACCCCTTTGACTATCACTGCCCTGTGGAGTAGGTTATAGATCCTTTCAATTCCACTTATGTGGTTTTGTTGGTATCCATGGCTCAGGCTTCTGGCCCCTTGCCCTTCTCCAACGAATGACAGCAGGCTGGAAGCCTTTGCCATTTCATGCTGCTTCAGCCCCAGCATCTTCTGCTTCACCTGCACCTGCATCTTCTGCTTCACTGCTGTGCCTGTACTCCATGCTGCACTGGCATCTGGCCACACACTGCCTGCTGCCTATCGGTACCAGTGACCCTATAGGTGCCCACCCTATGCTGGCTTCATCAAAGCAGTCCTGACAATGGTCTGCATCAGGTTCAAGAAATGATCTTTCTTCATCCATACCCGCGTGCTTTTCCCTGTGCCCCACCTGATCCTGATAGGTAGCCCAGCCAGCCTTCCCATACATTTCTGATCTGGCTATCAGGGCATCACCCACTTCTACCCTGCCTGCTTCCACTTCCAGGGCAAACTGGGAAAGGTACTTGTACTGGTCACGAATGGTAGCCCCCAGCCTGCCCCTTTCTGCTACCCCCATCTGGGCCTTCCCACCATAGGCAAACTGTGACATGGCGCTATGCACTGACTTGACTGCTTCACGCATACCTACTGCCCATTCTTCAAAGCTGGCTGCACCTTCCACATAATCTTCTGCTAACTGCTTCATGGCTGCTGCAGACTTATTGACTATCCTTAGCCCTATCTGACGCTGCTGCCAGGGTGTGACTACCTTGCCAGTGGCATCATTGATGTACACCCTTCTGAGTGCATCCCACGTGTACTTGTCAGGTACCTGTGCTGGGGGCATATCAGTGACCCTTCAGCTTTACTATTCCTGATGCCCATTCCTTGCAGTGCTGGTCTACCAGTTCACGTGGTACGTAGGTGCATTCAGACCCCCATCCCCCGCTGCTCTGGGGTCTGGTTTTAAACTCTTTTCTCCACTGCCACCAGTGCAGGCTGTAGACATGGCACAGGGGTGGAAATGGCACTATGTGAAACCTTCGAGTAGGCACCCAGTAAAACACTACATAATCCGTTTCTTTGGTGGCATCACGTGTCCAGCCCACCTTGCCAGGGTGATCTGCAGTAGGCAGCACTGACCACGTTTCAAGGGTCAGGTCATCCTTCCCCCAGACTTCCAGTGCATCACTGCTTCTGGCCTTTAGTTCTATGCTCAGGGCTGGCACATCCAGCCTTGTGGCCCAGTAGTCTGTGCCCTTCTTATCATCTGAAGTTTGTGACAGGTGCAGCCCTGTATAGCCAGGTATACGTTCACGCAAGATGGCATCAAGGTTTGTGTTCATGCGCTGCTGCTTAGACCAGTTTAGCTGTGTCTCAAAATCAAAATAATTTGCTTCATACATACTGTCATGTGTATCCCTTCATTCATGTCTGATCTGCTGCTTGGGCTTTGCCCTTAGCATTGATGCTGCTTCATCTTCACCTATCTTCAGCAGCCACGCGATACCAGCATCCAGTACAGCGTCACTGCCTACCGTGGCAGGGTCTGTGCCCTTCTGCCCCTTCTCTGCTTCTTCTGTCACTGGCTCTGGTACCACTGGCTTACCAGCGCCATTCTGGGGTGCTCCAAACATACCCCCAAAGGGGTCTGCAGGTGCTTCAGGGGCTGCATACACTTCATCATCTGCTTCCCATTCATAGCCTGCCAATTCCCTGACTTCTGATCTTTTCAGCCATCCCCCTTTGTAGGCTATCGTCAGCCGGTTGTACATGGCGTCTACATCTTCTGACAGTGCCCTGACCTGTGACAGATCAAACCTGCAGTGATGGTGGTCTAAATCCTGCTCAAAGTCTGGCAGTAACTGGGTGGTTAATTCTTCTTCCATGTACCGATACAGGGGCACCAGGTATGACTCCGTGGCATATTCCACAAGCTGTCTGGCATTGCTGTATGTGGCTTTGTCAAGCCCAGCCCCATAGCCCAGCACTATGGCTGGTATGCCCATGACTGCACTTAATCTTTCTTCCGGCAGTCTACGTAGCTGGGCCAGGTTCAAGTCATTTGGGCTGAAGCCTACCTTTTCCACACTGATGGCTGCATTGGATACCCACGCCTTGCCACGTTCATCACCCTGAGTCTGCTTCAGGTACTTAGCCCTGACTTCATTGGCATCAAACCCAAAAGCATTTACATTCTCTTTCAGGCTGATGACTACCGGGGGTACTGCACCATTCTTCATAAGCAGTGCTGAGTAGTTTGCGATTTCCTGATCTGTGTAGACTTCCCTGAGCACTGATGCTACGGGTGACAAACCCAGCCTTGTATTCAGGGGGTCTATGCCATCCCTGAAATGGATCACGTCAGGCTGGTCATATGTCCGGGTGGTACCATCCACCTTGTACTCATACCCACTGATAAATTCTTCACCACTGGCTGGCCATAAAGGGGTCATCATCTGGGGTGGCACATACCATAGCTGTATCACCTGCCCTGCCCCATTCCTGATCTTGATGACATATGGGTTACCGGAAATGATCCAGCTATAGCCAAATGCTTTACACAGCGTGGTGCCTGAATAGTAGTCATTAGGCTTACGCCACAGGCGTGCAAGGGGGTGTCTGGGTAGTGGGGTTTCAAGGCCATCATCATCTATGTAGACAACCTGCAAGGGTGCTTCAGGTAGCACACGGCCTAACCAGTTCACTGCAGCCATGACCAGTGAAGCACCCCCAAGGCCACCCACTTCAGATGCATAGTCAATCTTACCGTGGCCATATGGTGGCCAGTCATTCAGCACATTCCACACAGGGCTGCTGATGGTGGCATTTCCACCCCCACCCCAGCCAGGGAAACGCATGGCATCCTTCAGGCTGGCCAGTGCCTGCATAGATCTGCTGATTAACCCTGTAGGCTTTTCATTCATGCTGGTATCGTCATCTGCTCTGGTGCTGTGCTGACTGGCTCCAGTGGCAGTACCTGCTGGGCCATCCTTCTGGCTGCAATTTCACAGTACTTTTCTTCCAGTTCTATGCCTATGGCCTTCAGCCCCAGGTCTTTTGCTGCACGCAGTGTGGAGCCAGACCCCATGTA